CCTCCTTTTGTTGTTATAAATTTTACCTTATGCTCATTGATAAGGTTTTCTAGCCTCTTCCTAGTCAATCCAGTAAGAAGCATAGCCTTTTGCCTTGTAAGAAATGATGGAAAAAATAGTTCCATTAGTAACTTCCTCCACCCCAACTTTTCATTGCCGAATTTCCTTGATATTGCAAGTCCATTACCAAAAGGTATCGAAGACAGTCGATTGGGTCTTTGGTTGCCCCTTTCTCCCCGTCCGTACCAGTCCATTCCTTTATGCAGTAGATGAGGTTTTGACATTTTTCGCTGATGTATAGTTTGGGCTTATTTTCTTCACTTAGGTCTTTTGACATATCATAAGCAAACCCATCGTTTATCATTGCAATGCCTTGGTCAATCCTAATGCCAGCCGAAGGAAGAAAGTGCATTGGTATTTCTCCGTCGTCAAGCATATCAATAAGGGTTACACCACCTTCTTCGGTTACAGCCTTAGTTCCTCCAGCCCTAGGGTCAATAAAACGCTCCCACATATCTTCTCCCTTTTCAAGGGTAAGTATAAGTTCTTTATATTCAGCCAGCGAGCGTCCTGCGTTGTTTCTTTGAGCCGTACCCATCTTGCCGTCGGGGTCAGATGAAGGCACAGCCCATTCACCCTCAGACTCATCAGGAAATTCACGGTAAACATACATATCGCCGTTTTTGGCTACACGCATCCAGAGCATAAACCAGTTTCTAGACCCTGCTGGGTCAACAGCCATATAGTTAGTCCCGTCTTCTGGTATTTTGTCTTCGCTTACTATGTTAAGTTCAGGACTGAATCTTGGGAATTGGTTGCCTGTTACATTATCAGCCCAGCCGTAAGCACGAATTTTTACTTCATATGACTTTTTCCCAGCAAGCATTTTGCGTAGGTTTTCAAATGGATTATAAGGGTTAAGTTGACTATGAAACCACATCACAGCGGCACTCCTGACGCTAGACTTAGCCTTGTATGGCATATGCCCCCTAGGACAACCGCCTACATTGATTAAATCAGGCAGGAGTTCTGAGGGCTTTGTTTCTGTAAACTTAGAAGTGCTTACATAATCCTTTACTACAGGGGTGTATCCAGTAATAGGAGTGAATGTTATTAACAACTTACCCATACGGGTAACAATACGATACCTAAGAGTTTCAATCCAATCCATAGGCACAAGTTCGTCGCACCAGATAAAGTCTGTTTCTCCACCCTCAATGACATCACGCTTTTGAGCATAATTCATAAAAAAACACTGGCTTTTGTTAGGAAGAATAAATGTGTTATCGCTGAACCCGTTTTTCTGGGTATACTGCACATTTTGAATCTTGTTTTTCTTAAGTTCTTTATACTCAGAAGGTAGGTATTTATAAATGACATTTTGTTGCATCTGAATACTAGATTGATTTGTAGTATGCAGACACCAAACACGGGCATCTTTTGTATTAATTAGCGTTTGGACTACACGCTTAGCCGCCCATTCGGTCTTAGAGGCTCTATTTCCACCAAGAACAAGCATCTCGCTGTTTTCTTTAAGCATCTCATCTGCCTCTTTCCAATGCGGAAGGTCAAATCCGTGTCTGTATGGGTCTAGTTTTTCAGCAAGAATTTTATCTTCCCTAAGGTTAAGCAATTCAGCAACTTTTTTGTCACCGTGTTTTTCTACAAGGCTTTGAATGTCTTCCGTAGTAGGAGTTACTAATATCGGATGAGGTGTAGGCTCAAACGACATTAGAATCTCATAAAGAACGGAGAATAGTTAGTTCCTTGAGACAAAGAATTAACCATAGGTGTAACAGAGTTATTACTCTGTTGCCCCCCTTGCATCCCGTTTATATTTCCAAAAAAACCATAGTTTCCACCAAAGGAAGTATTATTTTGTTGGCTATTAACAGAAGCCATATTTTCGTAAGGACTGCTGCCACCAGAACTCATAACAGGAGTGGGAGCAGGAGTATATTTTCTAGAGGAACCCATAATATTATTGATTGTAAATATCTTTAAAGGTTGATTGCATTTCTTTTCTGTGTTTGTGTAATATAGAAGGAGTGTATCCAGTAGTTTCTATTTGTTTTACTTCTTCTTCTCTTCCGTAATATGGTCTATTTTCATCTTTCATAAACTGTCCTTCATAAAGTTTATTAGGATTATTTATGTCGTCCATATAATCAAGTTGCCTATTTTCTTCTTCTATTGAAATTTTTCCCGCATTTTTTTCTCTCCATAGTTTCATTAATGGATGGTCTTTATTCCAAGGTATATATGGATTTGCAACTTGCAATGCAATAGGAAGAGAAGGGTCTATAACTTGAGGAGAGTTTCTAAACACACCCATCCTTGAAGGACTTGTGTTTTGAAAAAATGGTTGGTATTGTTTAGATGGAGTAGGAACAGCCTTTTTTGCCGCATCATCCCAGTCTTTGTTTTCTTTTACTGTTTTTGGGTTATATTTATTATCAATATTAAAAAGCACTGGTTCGTCTTCTCCTCCAAAAACATCTGGCTTAGATAGTTTCCACGCTTGATACCAATTTTCGTGCGACCTAGTTATTTTATCTTTAGGACTTAACTTAAATTCTCCTCTAATTAGTTCATCTTTATTGTCATCGTCAAAGCCTTCTAATGAGTTAAATACAGGAGTGTCTGGGTTTTCATCTAAATGTCGTTGAATAACAGCAGTGTTATAACGGTCAGAATATTGTTGTCTTATATATTTTTCGGTATTTGGAGATGCTCCCCCAAAAAGAGTCTTTGATTTTGAAATATCAAGCATCATTTCATTAAGATATTGTTTTCCAAGTTCAGGGTGATGCCACCTTTCTTCTTTTCCTGTACCAAAATCAACTTTATAAGGTTCTTCTGCCATAGTATTATTGTTTAAGAATCATAGCCACATTAGTTCTTCAAATGTCATTTCATCTTCGTCTTCTTGGTCATTGTATGGGTCGTTCATAGAATTATTTGCTTTCTCTGTAGACAGGTAAGTATTCTTTGTCTTCTGGGTCAACCGCTAATCTCATTTCATCAGCCCTTCTTTTTTCAAGACCCCTTAAAATCTGTCCGTCTGCCCGTCTAAATGTAGGTATTTCTTGGATTGCATACTGCATTGTTTCTGGTTTTGCCAAGAATTTGGGCATATAGTTAAATCTGCTTAAATCGCCTACATTGTAATCAAGGTCAAGGACAGCACCCTGAATATTAGGATTTGAGGCACTATATCCAGCATATTGACTTGAAAGTCTTTTATGCCTTGCTTCTAGGTCGTCTTGCATACGCTTTAATGCTTCTTGCTCAGTTATCTTCTTGTCTCCCTTTTTAACCTCAGTACCATAGCCAATGCTATATCTATTTACATCCCAATAGGGAACTGCTGAAAAGACTTCATACTTTTTTCCTATTGTGCCAGCCTGATTTACAGCCGTTACATTCTTAAAAAAAGAAGACGCCGATAGGTTCTGGAGTTTTTCTTTTAAACCAGTATCATAAAGAGCAGGAACGACATAATCGCTTTGTCTGTATTCTGCATCAGGAGGTTGCAGGAACATAGGATTAGCCTTTTGCCAATCCATTAAGATTCATTCCCCCTGCATTTGCATTTACCTTTGCACTTGCACACCTTGTCATTCTTTTCCTTTTTTTCAAGGTTAATGCCTAGTTCTTTACTAAGATGGCGTTCCATATTCTTTTCACGCTTTTCAAAGTAGCCGCTTTCAGACTTTTCGTGTTTGTTTTTCATATTAATATTTGCCTTTAAATCTAGGATGACGCACGACGCACCAGCGTATTCCGTCCCATTTGATGTAGACATCCATACCAATGCCAAATTTCGTGCTATCACGACATATGACATTATGTTGAGAACCGTCAATCAGAACTTTGAGAATTCGTATGTTCTTACACTTTGCGACAACTATGCCGTGAACCTCCGCAGGAGGTTCAACTTTTTCGTCGGGCTTGATGCCAAGATTACTTACAAGGGCTTGAACGCCTTCGTCTGTCCAGAGAATCTCCCAGAGATGACGGGGCTTCTTGGATTCGGTGCGAGTCCAATGCTTACCTTCTTCATAAGAAGACCTAATTTCCTTCATAAAATCTCTGGATAGTCCAAGAGATATAGATAATTGTTTTTCTTTCATATATATTATTGATAAAGTGGGTGCGGCTGGATTTGAACCAGCGTTTCTTCCGTTATGAGCAGAGTGTTCTGACCTTTGAACTACACACCCGTAAAAACAGACTTGGAGGGATTTGAACCCCCACAAGGAGAACCAAAAACTCCTGTGCTACCATTACACCACAAGTCTAAGATTCGACCCTCAAGGAATCGAACCTTGATAACCCGCTTAGAAGGCGGGTGTTCTATCCGTTGAACTAAGGGTCGTGAGTGGAGCCTTGTGTTGGGATTGAACCAACGACCTTCTGTTTACAAAACAGACGCACTACCGCTGTGCTAACAAGGCGAATGGAACTGGGTGTGGGGTTCGGGGTGACTCCTAAGAGCCATTACTACCCACAGCCATAACTGAGGTACAAGGAATAAGTTACCTTATTCAGTGTGGAAACCTGTACTTCTGTTATGCCTAATCATCTCTGATTAGCCCAGTAAATTCAAAGAACAAAGCAATAAAAGAGCCGTTAGGCGACGAGTCAACTTCCTTTTTTGGCTATTAGTAAAACACACTCACCCCATAAGTTCTACTACTGACCTTTAGTCCATAGAATTACCCGCTTGACGCACTTCCATCCGTCCCCCCTACTACCCCCCTGTCGCTCCTTCCAGTCGCTCCTTTTTCAAATCCCCATTAGCCCCAGAGTCTTTTTGGCAGAAAAAGAATCCTTAGTTGTACCCGTGGGGTCTAGGGCTGGGGGGGCAAAGTTCGACCCCCCTCCCCCCCCTTGGGCTGGGGCTGGGGTTTG